GGCTTGAACGGTGTAAGTTTCCCCGTCTTCGTTTAGGAAATATCCTTGAATGTCCCAATTCTCTAGTCCCCTTAAATCAGGCTGTCCGTTTGTTTTATTTACTATCATATAATTGTATTTTTAATTGCTGAAATTATACCACTTCTAAATCCTCTAATTCCTACGTGAGTTGCTCCCCGTAATATTCTTTGAAAATCAGCATCGGAAGTTGAATAAGCCCTGTTAAAGGCGTTCATCGATAATGAAATTGAAATACCTGTACTACTGTCAGATATATTAGCGGTTATTTTTTCTTGGTATTTCATATTGCTATCTCCTACAGAAAATTGAAAATTACTTGCACTTTCACTTAGTAAAGTAGTGGAAACTCCCGCTACCACTTTTGAAATTGCAAAATTACTACTAAATGAAAAGATTAAAAAATCCCCGTTAAAATAGTAAGTTAAAGATATCAGAGTTGAACTACCACTTGTGAATCCTGCTAATATTTCAGTTTTTAAACCATTCGTTGAAGGTATTGGAATTAAAGCGACTATATCAAAAGTAGCACTTGTTTTTTCGGCCTTCCAATTACTAACTGTATACTCGCCATTTACTTGAGCGTTAGTATTTCTATCTACAACTAACCAAGTATGACCGCTTGGAGATACTCTACCATTTAACTCTCCGTCTGCTGTAATGAAATCGTCCCAACTTGAAAGCCTTGAAGGGTGTGTTTTGTTTAGCGTTTTATTTGCTCTTTGAAACAAATCCTCTGAAATTGCCACATAAGCCGTGCCGTTACCTCGTAGAATGTTGCCTAACAAAGGGCTTGGTAGTAATGCGTTAACCGCATCGACGGTTGGATATTTTGTGCCCGTTCCGTCGACCGCTAAACTATTTTGCTTGTTCGCTACATCTTCAGCCGTATAAGCTAAAGCGGGGGACGCAACCGAACCGTTGGCAGTTGTACCAATTGAAGGGGCAAAAATAGCTTGTGAAATGTTGCTTAAATCAACTGCATTTCTAGTCAAAACAATCGCTCCAAGGTATAAACCATTTTCCGCAATATCCAAATCAGTCACAAAAACATCAGAATTTAACGCTGTAATTGCCGCATTAAGACTTGTAAAAACTCTTTGCCCAGGTTGTATGCGAATTACCCCGTCTTGAAAAATGTAAACTCTTTGGATAGTCGCTAAAGTTGCAGTAGCAGCTACGGGTGTAATTGTCCCGTTTAAGTCATAAATTGCGGGCGTTATATCGGTTATGTCTGAACCTTCGTCGCCCGTTTGTGTTCTATATCTAAAAGTGATAGGCTCTTGAGCGGCCAAAGTAAACGAATGTGGTTGAGTTGTTAGGTTGTCAAAATTGGCTCCAGGCTTAAAAACTCGTCCTAATTCCTTTTTTATTTTTAAATTATTTGAAACTGGAAAAATACGGTTACCGCTTAAAGATCTAAACCCTAAAGCCTCCAAAATATCTTGCACCTGACCCCCTATTTCAATATTGATAGTTGGTTGGTTATCAATGTAAGTTACAGCGGAACTGTTTAAATGTATTAAGACCCCAATTCTTATAAAATTACGTCTTTGTGTAGCTGTTAAAGGCACGTTTGTGAAATACAAATCTCCATTAATGTCAACGGCTACGTATGTTTGTTTTTGAGTTGCTAGATTAGGTATTGTATTTGCTATCTTAGCTACCCAAGTAACTTTTGTATATGATGGATTGTCAGCATCAGAATGACCATTAACAACGTAGCCAAAACCTGCGGAGAGGTCAAACTTTGCAGTATCGGTATTTATTGTCAAAATACCTCCTTGGTTCAATCCTGTTGGCCCCAAATTCTTGGAGTTTGATACACCTATGTCGCTTAGCAGCGCAATAGTTCCGCTTTTATCTGGCCAAATATATTTTCTACTTGCTGTTAAAAGTAAAGTAGATAATCTAGTCATAAAACCGTCCGCACTTCTAAAAACTGTTTGACCATTTTCGTCTGCTTGAGTTTCTCTACCAAATAAGTTTACATCGTTGAACGTGTTTCCTTCTCCTGAACCTTGCCCAAATTGATTTACATCATTGCCGGATTGACCCACTCCTGCACTTTGCCCAAATTGATTTACATCATTGCCGGATTGAACCAATCCTGCATTTTGCCCAAATTGATTTACATCACTTCCTGTATTGCTGTTACCCGCAGCTTGCCCAATTTGATTTACATTTACCCCTGTCTGACTATCTCCAGCGAGCGTTCCCGCTTGGAATATTCCATCAACTAAATCTCTGTTTGATCCTGCTGTGACTTCTTGTAGTGTAATAGAGTTCTCTAAATCTTGAGCCGTTCCAATATAACCACCGTTCAGAAGATAGTCGCCTACAACTGGTATTGCGGGCTTGTTTTTAATAAAATCGTCTTGCGTTTCGTCTTCTTGCAAAAAGTCAGCTTGTACGTTTACTTCTGCAAAGTCCTCAATATTAGCAAGTTTATTTTTTTCAGTAGTTGTATAATTTTCCGTGCTTAATCCTTTACCCGCTTCTTTGTCTACTTTGCCGTTAAACAAATCGGTAAAATTATTTTCTACCTTTATAAATGCAGCCCTTAATTTGTCGCCTAATCCATCGTTAGGCTGTGATACATTAAAATTTTCTTGTGGCATAATTAATAAAATTGAATTACATTAGTTTCTCTAGTGACTTGTTCTATTTTGTACTCTGGAACGGGATTTAACCTAATAAATTCCTTAAATTGCAGAAACGCATTGTTACCTAATTGGTTGTAAAGTGCTGACAATCTTGTAATTTCGCTTAAATCAGTCCTTTGATCGGGCTTTATAATTCCGTTTTGGCTTATTTGGCTTGTATTAATTGCGATATAATGACTGCAAGAAAAATAAGCAAGCATAAAGATTATAAATTTGTCGTAGAACTCTAAATAAACACCCGACAAATCATCATTTTCAATATCCAAATTGATTTTATTGTACAAATCTACTCCTAAAATTGGTAAAATATCGTTAGTTTGTGCGATAACTATAAATGGTTTTAAAGCATCGGTGTCAATATTGCCCGCAAAACTTGTTAATGCTGGTATATCATTCTCTGTTAGCCAAATTTTCATATCGTTTCTGTTTTATCAAGTTCTTTTTCTTCTTCAAAATCTTTAAACCAAGGCATAATTTCACCATCTATTAAGTCTGTTATTTGCTTTATTCCATCAACCCAGTTTTGACGCCTTGGATTAATTTTTTTGCGATAAAATATCTTTAATGCCATTGAGTACTCGTCTGCATTATTTGAAAAGCCACCGCCTTGGTTGTTTCCGCTAAATAATATGTTAGGCATTCCGTGTGCTACCTTTATTTTGCGTTCGGCTTCTTCTGTAAAGAAAGTAATATTTTCGCTTAAATTACTAGGTGGTATTTTGTCAAATGTTACTGATTCTTCAATACTGTCGTTAAACGACACAATTACCTTTGCGGTGTTCTTTGTTCCTGATATTCTATCTCTTACCTTTTCGGCTTCGCTTCTCGCAAGTTCTGGTGTGCTTTGTCTACCTTGATTATAATTTACAATTACTACATCGTGTGCGCTATTTTCAATATAATTGGCTGCATAGTTTCCAACTCCACCCTCAAATTTTGCAAAAGGAATACAACTAAAATAATCTGGAACCGCAAAAAAAGGCTCGGACGTTGGTTGTCTTACTAAAAGTATTTCTAAATTTTGACCCTCTGTATATTGACCCGTAAATCTTGGGTAAAGCTCGGGACGGTAACGTTGTTTATTTTCCCAATCATAGCTAAACCAATACCCCTCAACTTCTAAAGATAATTGATTGTATTTTATTCCCAATTTATAAATAGGAATATATTTAATTTTTAACGGAGTTTTGGTTTTTTCGTTCCAAATTACTTGAACCGAAAAACCACCATAGATTCCATCGTCTTTGCAAGTCAATAAGACGTCCTCAGCTGACATATACTGTCTAAGATTAACCTTACCAACGCCCTCGTCAATTAGTCCTTCACCGTACATATACGTACGAATATCGTTTAAGATTGAACTGTTTGTTGGGCTGTCCTCATACGCATCTTTATAAGTTATATAATTTGCATTATTTACGTTGTTTTTGCTGTTTAGAATATAGTCAATTCCAACTCGTGGCTTAATATCGATGGGTTGGTAAACGCTAAATTTTTCAACTTTATTTTCAAAAGTAAAAGTTTGCAATCCCTTATTTGTATGTGAATCTTTCGTTTTGTTCGGCATAATTGAAGTTTTGAATGTTTGTACCTTCTTTTAAAATCTGTATTTTTCCCAAATACAATATCTCGTCATCTCTTTTTAATTCAAACTCAAATTTATCCAAAATCTTAAATTGAGCGGGCTGAGTTGTGATTGTAATTTGTAATTTTTGAACTACGATAAAAGTAAACGCTGGAGTAATAGTTGTACTGCCCGTTTCTTTTCGCAAGGTCAAAGTTAAATTATCGCTTTCAAGTGGGTAAATTCTAGGAATTAATGAAAAAACTAAAGGCGTATTTAAAAAAAGTACTTTCATTTTATTTTTTGGTATAAAAAAAGCCGTAAATAATACGGCTTTCTGTTTAGTATTTTAGAATTAAACAACCGCTTTCAATGCCGCTGCATATTCTACCAACGCTGGTGCTGTAAGTAAATATTCTCTCGAAAAATCTGGTTCCATTGTTTGGAATGTCACCGTAAATCCGTTTAAATCTCCAATTGTACCACCTGTTTGGTCGTCAATTGTAATTGCCATTGCTCCATTCTGCGAACCTGCAACCGTTACTGTACCGTCTTTTCTCTCAATAAATAAAACGACTTCACCGTCCAATAATTTCTTAACATCGGTAACGGTTTTAACACCATCAGATTTCGGCACGTTCAATATAATTGGCAAATTACCAGTTACTCCTTTACTTCTATTATCGCCGCCTGAAATTCCATTTTCTACGTAGTTTGCAGTAGTTGCTTTAACTTCAAATCTCGCTAAAGTTGTGGAAGCAAATGATGTAGCAATCTCAAGTACTCCAGTAGCTGTTGTAACTATTTTTGTAAGTGAATTGAAAACTCCAATTGATACGGCATCTATTCCTGCTTGTCCTGATATACACGCTAATTTTCGTGAACCACCTAATGTAACACACATATATTTTTTGTTTTAAAAAGGGCGTATTTTCAACGCACTAGTTATTTTTTATCCTCCGTAAAGAACTCCGTCGGCTTGTGCCATTACTGTTGCATCTAAAGTGTAAATTGTTCTAACGAACATTACATCACTATCATTGTCAACTTTTCCAGTTTCAAAAGATGCTACATCAGCCGTTGAATCCGTTGAAAAGTAAATTACAGAAGGTCTTTGAACGTAAACAAATCCTGTTGGAATTGGCACGAACTCAATTACTACACCGTTGTATGAAATTACCTCAGCTGCTCCAGCACCAGTAACTAAAAAGTTAATTTGCTGTGATGCACCTACTGCATTGTTAGCAATTAATATTAATTGTCTGTGTGCGTATGGTGCGTACATTACTGGCAATTCAGCTGCTTCAAAACTCTCTGGCTTTACTGCCGCGAAAATTTTAGCATATTCAGCGGCAATATTTGCAGCCGTTACGGTTGTTCCTGTCACTTTAATATACGCTCCCAATGCAGTCTCATCATATAAAACTCTTGAAAGTACACCATCTACTCCTGCTGCGTCAGCCGTGTAAGATGCTGCTGCTGCTTTTGCAGATGCAGAAATGCTACCTTGTGCAGCATTAGCTGTTAATCCCGCAATTGATGCTTGAGCACCTGCTGAAAATCCAGCCCAAAATTTCAATTGTGCGTCTTGTGAAGTCTTTGGTGCGGTCAATTGTAGTACTTGAGTATTGAACTCTGAACTGTCAATATTTAACGCTCCTTGTGCCATATCACGATTAAAACGTGATTGTCTTAAGGCTTCCATTTTAAAGGTGTACTTGTACTCAATTTTTTTAGGATTGGCTACACGGTCTTTTAATACGGGACCACCTAACGAACCTAATCTTTCGCCTGTGTAAGCTTGACCCACTACGTTAACAGCTGTTTCCGTGATAATCGTAGAGGCTTTCACATCGTCTGCGAAATTTACCAAACCTCTTTCTACTGTTTTGTTCAAGAAAAAGATTTCTTGAATAATTGGTGAAACTGCTTCACCTCGGATTGCTATTGGGCTATAAGTTATTGCCATTGTATTTTATTTTTTTATTGGTTTTTTTTTGATTCTCGATATTTTTCTAGCGAAGTCATTTGAGCAAATTGCTTTTCTTTTGGCAAATTAACTATTGCTAATTTTTCCGCTTTAAAAACTGCTAAATCATTTTCAGCTTTCACTTTTTGTGAATTCATAGTTTCCAATGTAGTAGCATCTTCAACATTTTTAGCCTGCATCGTTGCGAGCTTTTCTTTAAGGTCTGCATTCTCAACCATTGCGGCATCGTACATAGTCTGTAATTCAGCCATTGGATCTACAGGTGGGTCTAATGCTGGAACCTCTGGCACCTCTGCCATGTCTTCCTTTTCTTTATCATTCATCATAAATAGCGACTTTGCCACTTCGATGACTTCTGCTATAAAGGATTTTTTTTCTTCTACATTCATATTTATTTCTGGGTTAATTATTTCGTAATCTAAAAAAGCTTCCAAGCTTATTCCATCTACTTCGCCTGTTTTGATGAAATTTTCCCAAACTTCATCGTTTTCAATTTTAAAACCAAGTATCAAGTCGCCCGCTTGCACGTCTTCCATTAAAAGCGTCTTACTTTTGTCCAACTCTGGATTTAAAACTATCCAACTTTCAATCGGGTACACGCCTGTAATCGATTCGTCTGAGTGGTTTAAACTCATTTTAGCTAAACCTTGATTATTGCTTTTGAAATAAGACTGCTGCATTTTCTCAACTTCCTCTGCATCAAAAGTGATGTAGCCAGGTTCGCCGTTTATATCTTTACGAAAAATTTGCTTGTTTGGCCGCATTGCCACCGAGTAAATGATTCGTTTTTCTTGGTTTGCAAAAAATACGGGTTTGTTTGATTCTTCGGCAAACTTTGAAAGTTTAGTTTCAACTGCTGCTCCCAATACTATTGAGAAACAGTTGACATCTGTACCCGCTTTTAATTTCGCTTTATAAACTTTCATAGGTACAAAGATTGCGTTATTGATTTGTTAATGTGAAATTGTGGCACACAAAAAAACCCACTCGGTTTGAGTGGGTTCTTGTTTCAACTTGTTTAAACTTGTTTAGAGTTGTTTATTCAAAGTTAACGCTTTCTATATTTCTAAATTCAATGTTACCTTTAAATTCTGCATTGTGCTTTTCAAGTTCCATTTTTACTCTTGTTCTTTCGTGTTCTGAACGAATAATGTTGTTAGCTTGTTGGACTAATTTTGACTGTGCGTTTGCCGTATCGACATCAATTTCTTTTGCGTCTAACTTTGCCATTTGGTCAAATACAAATGCTAATAGACTTTTCGTGTTTACTGGTTTCATAATTTATTTATTAATTGTTTATTTTCTTTTGCTTTTTTTCTAATACTTTTGCCAAATGCATCAATAGTTTTAAACATTTCTATTTCGTCAAAATAGTCGCTAATTATATTACACTTATATAAATAATCTAATTGATTTAAAAGGTAAGTTTCTTTTTTTAATGCTGTTTTAGCTTCTTCATAAGAAGCTTTTAAATCCTCATTCCAAGTTCCTAGCCATTTTTCAATAAACTTCATATCTGAAGTAATATAATATTCTTTATTTGCCATATTTGAATAACAATAATGAACTTGTGTTACCCATTTTTTTAATTCAATGCCTCTAATCCTAAAATCAGAAAGGTCTTTATCCGTAACAGATTTATGAATTTGAGCATAATAATATTTTTCCTCCCCTGTTACTTTTTTACTAGCGATTCCTTTTTTTACTAATTCTATAATAGTGTCGTATTTATTATTTATTAAACAGTTTGGAACAAGTACTAGATAAAAATTTGATTCTAATTGAATTAAAATTCTTTCCATTGTTGATTCACAAAAACGTCTTGAATTAAAACCAAAAACATCACCGTTTTCTCTATCTTTGCAACAATCTGAATGAGTATCTATAATAAATTTTTTAAACATAATTTTAATATTTTTAAGTTTCAACAAAGATATAAATAATAACCTTATTAGGTACTATTTAATAAGACTTTAACACACAAAAAAACCGCTACAACTAAGTAGCGGTTTTAATCTCCTTTCTTTTTAATGGTTATTTACTTCTTACTAAAATATTGAAACAATGCTTCACAAATTATTTCGCTGATTGAACACTCCCGCTTTTTGGCTTCTAAACGTAATTTCAAAACGTACCACATTCGAGGGTAAGCTACTATTCTATTTTCTTTTGCCATTTATAATGAGTTTGAATTAATCTTATTGTTGTCTAATTGTTGCGCATCGGTAACAGTTTTACTCACTACAAAAGCTTGTATTGGTGGTTGTGAATTTATATTGTTTGCCACGGTGTTCCCGATTTGATTTTCACTTGATGCTTGAAATGCTACTTGTGGGGTTGCGCTTGCAGCCGCTCCACCTCTAACGGCTGCTCCAGATGATTGACTTGACCCACCACCGCCACCACCTAAAGATTTTAAAGCCGTTGCCGTGCTTGCTATTGTGCTTGCAATCCCTACGCCTGTGCTAACGTTGTTTAAAGCAATTATAGGTACCGCACTTGCCCCACTTGTTAAAATAGCTTGCGGGGTTGCCAGCGCCCCAATGTTTGCTGCATTATTTGCTGCTACCTGTTTACCGATTGATATTGCGCCTTCAGCAATCATTGCAGCTTTTTGAACCTTTTTATTTTTGCCGAATATTTGTGCTAAAAACCCAACTGATTTTTCAGCTAAAGCTATTCCCGCCTGTTCAATTTCTTGCTTTTGTTGAAGTTTAGCACGTTCAATTTCAATTTCTTTGTCAGCTATTTTTTTATCGGCTTCTAATTTATCTGCTGCGGTTTTGGCATCTATAACCTTTTTTTCTTCAACTCTTTTTGCCGCCAACTCCTGCTCCAAAGTAGCGAACTTTTCAGCGTTTAGAATAGTTATTGCAGCGGTATCAATTCCTTTTTGCTTAAGTATTTCAATTTCTTGATTCGCTCTTTCTTTTTGCCGTGCTAATTTTTCTTCTTCAGTTTTGTCATTTAAGTCTTGAATAAATTTTATAAGGTTTTGTTCGGAATCTGTCTTTTCCTTTTCTAGGGCTTTTAACGCATCGTTTTGTCTTTTTTGTTCGTCAACTTCTAATTTGTGAGCTTCTTTTTGCTTTGCTAATCTTTCTTTAAATGCTGCGGTTTTTGCGTCCGTAATTTCTTTAAGGCGTCCTTTTTCCTCGCTATCTGCTCTTTTATCTAATCTATTTAA